ATGCCATTATTTGGAGGTGCCAGAGACATATCATTGTTTAGAACAATGAATCGAGAACTGATTAATGATATTATTCAGACCGAAGTTGCCTATTATAAATTTGCTTTAGACCAAACAGACTCAAATATATATAATGAATCTACTAAAAAGTTTTACTATGAACCTATAAGATTATCCTGTTTAATCGAAAAAAGTGATCAGGAATGGAATAGTGATGATTTTGGCCCTGACGTAAAACAAATATTTAAATATAGATTTCTTAAAGCTGATTTAAATGACATTAATTTAATTCCAGAAGTAGGAGATTATATATTATTTAATAATGATTTTTGGGAAGTAGATAGCTATATTGAAAACCAATTTTTTACAGGTAAAAAACCCGAATATGCTATATCCGAAGATACCCAAAACTTTGGTGTTTCATTATCTATAATTTTATCTACCCATTTATCAAGAGTAGAAAAATTAAATTTAGTTCCCCTAAGGGGAGGAATATACCCAACTACTCAAATAGCCTCTGGTTCTACCGCTAATCCTATATAAGATGTCTGATAATAGAATAAAACCTGATATATTAAGTAATAATACTCTTTTAAGAAGAAACTTAGAAGCGGGAGCCCCTCCTGAATTTGAAGAATTACCTTTAGATACTGAACGTGATGTAAAAGGTAAAAACCGCCATTTAGAAATTAGAAGAGACCAAGATAATATTCAAACAACTTCTATAACTTTAGAAGATATAGATGAAGCTGTTTATTATTACCTTGATCAGGAATTAAATTTATCTGTAGAAAATAACGGTGAATCCATTAAAGTTCCCATAGTGTACGGAGCCGGTGAAAGGTGGAAGACAGTGCAAGCAGATGGCTATTATCGCGATAAAAACGGCAAAATACAGGTGCCCCTATTAATGTTTAAACGTACTTCTGTTGAAAAAAGAAGAGACATAGGTAATAAATTAGATGGTAATAAACCTAATCTTTATATTACTGAACAAAATAGATATAGTAAAAAAAATGTATATGATAGTTTTAATCTTTTAAATGATATACGACAACCCCAAAGGGAAATATATCAGGTACCTATTCCCGATTATATTTTTGCTAATTATGAAGCTATATTATGGACTGATTTTATGACTCAAAATAATAAATTAGTTGAAGCTATAGAATATGTTTCAGATGCTTACTGGGGTAATAAAGAAAAAAACCTATTTCAAGTTAATGTAGATCAAATTCAAAATATTAATGAATTACAAGTAGGTGAAGATAGATTAGTAAAAGCTAACTTTAGTTTTAAATTAGCAGGATATTTACTCCCTGATACATTTAAAAATGAAACCCAATCTATTAAAAAAGAATTTACTCGTGCGGAAATTAAAATAGGATCTGAAACTGTAATTAATTTAAATGATCTTAATAGTTAATGGCAAAGAACAAAATAATATTTGGCGTAGGTAATATACCTAAGGCAAGTGATTTTGCATTAGGTGAATTAGTCATTAACGTAAATGATCAAAAAGTATTTTCTAAAGATAAACAGAATGTAGTTTTTGAAGTAAAAGGAGCATCATCATCTGAATCTACCCCTACAAATATAAATACAGGTAGCTTCTATATAAGTTCTTCTTTTAATAACAATATAATTACATTTAATCAGGGGGATGGCACCACAGATGCTGTTGATTTAAGTACTTTAACATCTCAGGATAATGATTGGTATATTGATATCTCTAATTCAAGATTAACATCTTCATTAAATATTTTTGTAGAAGGAGATATTACATCTTCCGGAATTATAAGTTCTAGTTTTATAAAACTTACTGATAGATCACTTCCTAGTGCTGAATCCGGTATTATAGTATATTCTTCTTCTAATTTTTATGCTGGAATTGAATAACTATATATTTATACTAGATAAATACAATATAATATGGCAATAAGATTTGGTTCTAGTAAAAGAGAAGAATTGACTACACCTAAATTACAATTTACTAAAGAGGAAGCAAAAATGATACTTTCTTTAATAGGTGAAGGTGAAATTAAAATCAAAAATATACAACCTATATACGATTTAGTATATAGGATTACGGAATTTGTCCAAAAAGATTAATAACACATGGCACAGTTTAGAAAAATATTATTATCTGGATCTAATGTTCACGTCTCTGAAGTAACAGCATCCAATATTCCTCAAGCTACTGATAACAACACAATACTATTTGCGGATAGTAGTGGTATAGTAAGAACTCTTAGTAATTTAACTTATAATTCCTCTCAAACTACAATCGAATTTGCTGGTGGTACTTTCAGTGGTAGTTTTAGTGGCGATGGTAGTGGATTAACTGGTGTAACTGCTACATTAGGTAATAGTTTAGCTGACGGTGCTGGTATTGTTGATTTTACTTATGATGGTGGAACTGCAAGAACAGCATCCCTAGATTTACACCCCGCAGGTGGTTTAACATTTTTTGATGGTAACACAGATTCAGGTACATCTACAGGAGCAGGAAAAGATGATTTTAAGTTAGGTTTAACTAGTTCATTAGCGGGTAATGGCTTAGAATTTCCTACTGCTAATGACTATAGTGAAATACAAATCAACCTTGATGGTAATAGTAATAGTACTTCTGGACTTAAACTAGGTTCCAGTGGATTAGCTATATCAGATAACATAGATGGTAGTGGTTTAGGTCTTAGCTCAGGTGTATTATCAGTAGATTTAGCTACAAATAGTGGTCTTGAAATTGAGAGTAATAAATTAAAACTTAACGATACCTTAGATGGTACCGGTTTAAACTTTGCTACAGGAAATACTATATTAAATATTGATAGTAGTGTAGTTGTTGATAATGCTAATACCATTACATTTGCTACAGGTTCTACTAATGTTGTAATAACTGTAACTTCTGATGGTAGTGTTTCAGATGTTACTGCTGGTAAAAGTGCACTCCTTATAGATAACCCAGTGTTATCTATGAACCTTAGTGACACATTAACAGGTAACTTTACTTTTAATGATGATGTAACTATTTCAGGTGATTTATTAGTTGAAGGAGGTGGTAGTGAAGTTAACCTTGAAGTTCAAAACTTAAACATTGCTGATCAATTTATTCTTGTTAATAGTGGTTCAACCTCAGGAGATGGTGGTTTAGTAGTCCAAAATGGAAGTGGTACTACAGGCGCGTTCTTATTCTATGATGGATCCCATAATAGATGGGGAGTTTCAAACGATAGCCAAACCATGACAGATACAGGCCATGAAGTTCATGAATCAAATCATGCCGCTGTTGTAACGGTACAACCTACTACAGATGCCGAATCTACTATCCTTGCATCTAACCCACTATTTGGAACTGCTGCTAATAATTCTAGGGTAGGACAAATAGTTATAAAAACTAACCAATCTACTAATGAAAGTAGTGCTTTTATATACGCATAAAATAATATATCTATAATGGCTAATTGGAAAAGAGTATTAATTTCGGGTTCCCATTTCACTGTTAAAGAACTCAAAATATCAAACATAGGAACCGCCCAAGATGGTGACACTATATTATTTGCAGGTAGTGCTTCTGCTGTAGATAGTGGTTCATTTAAAGCTGAAAGTAAATTTGTATTAGCTGATGGAAAGTTAAGCGCTTCTTATGGTAGTAATAGTGGGCAAGAAACTTCTTTTGAAGGAGATGGCTCGGGAATCACAGGAATAGATAGTGCAAACGCCGAAGCTGGTATAAAATATGGAGCAGGTGTTGGTATTATAAATGCAAGTAACATAAATGCCGAATTTACAGCTAATAATGCAGGTGTATTTACCATTGCCTTAAAAGGAGCTAGTAATTTTCCTACTGTTTATGGAAACGAAATTAACACCCAAGCAGCTGTTAACTCTAAAAATGCTGGTGTTAATGGTGGTATTTTATTTGCAACTCATAGTGCCCAAAATAAATTAATATTAGATCCGGATTTACCAGGCAATGGCTTAGAATGGGATCCTGCTTACCTTAATGGAGGTATAGGAAATAAACTCCGAATAGATTTAGATGGTACTAGTAATGGTACTTCAGGTTTAGCTACGGGTTCTAGTGGTTTAACATTATCCTCAAACTTAGATGGTGATGGTATAGACCTTACTAGTGGTGTATTAAAAATAGATTTAGCCAGTAACAGTGGTTTAACTACTAGTGATGGTGTTATGGGTACTGGTGAATTATCATTAGTAAGCAGTTTAGCAGGTACTGGTTTAGTTTTTGCTGGTGTAAACGATAGAAGTGTAATCAATATAGATACTTCTGTTGTTGTAACAGACGAAACAATAGATTTTGAACCTTCGGCAGCTTTTGATGGAGGTGTGTTTGCAAATACTATAACACAAGGACAAGGGGTAGCAAACCAAACTTATGGTGTTATAGGTGCTAGTACAGATTCTTCTTTTGCCAATGCTGAATTCTCTACTGGTACAGGTACTCAAACACTTATTTCTGATCCAACAGTATTTTTTGATTTATCTACAACCTGGGGTAATGCTGCTGCTCCTAGTAATGCTGATTTTTCAATCACAGGTAATGTTACTATTAAAGGTGCACTAACAGTTATTTCATCAAGTAACATTGTTAATGTACAAGCTAGTGATTTTAAAACAAATGATCCCTTTATTCTTTTAAATAGTGGATCTACTGGTACTAGTGAAGCTTTCCAATATAATAATGGGGGTGTTATTGTTCAAACTTCTAACCCCGCAGGAGGAGCTCATGGTAGTGCCCTATTTTACCAATCAGGGAGTACACATAGTGTATGGGGGGTTACTACATCCGATCAAGTAGGATGGAATGACATTCACCCAGGTATAACTAATGGTGATTTAGCTGGTACTAGCTTATCAGGTAATACTGAGGCTATCATAGCTACAGTTGCTATCTCTAATGTTACTGACCCTAATGACTCGTTAACCGAACATAATGTATTTTGGGATAGCACGGACCAAGAAAGATTAGGTAGTTGGTATGTAGATACCGATGCAGATCCTGCAGGTGGAGAAAGTAATGTGTGGTTTTACACAGCTTAATTTGGGAATTTAATTTTTCCTTATTACACTAAAAATAAAAAGTTATGGCAAATATAAAATTAGAACCTAATCAAATGGCCTTTTTAGTGGCCGCTTCTAAAAACGCTACTATTCAAGGTAAAGATGCTGTCATAGTAGCTAATATTATTACAACTTTAGAAAAAGAGCTTGAAAAAGCTTCTATTCCCCCTGAAGTAGCCGCTAAGAGAAAACAATCCTAATATATTTATTGTTAAGGATATTATTGGCCTCCGGGAAGTGGGCGGCATTAAGTCGTAACCAACCGTAATAGACAAAACACATGCCGAACTGGAAAAAAGTCTTACTATCGGGCTCCAAAGCCTCTGTATATGATCTTCAAGCAAGTAATCTTGTAGGTGAAGGAGGTAGCAGCTTAGATGTTGTTGTTATAGATACCGATGGAACTTTTAAAACAGCTTCTAGAGGAGGTATAGGGAGTAGTGTTTCAGCAGGTACTGGTATATCAGGTACAACTACATTTAATATAGCATTAGATGAAGTTCCAAACCCTGGCTTTGGTGTTGCATCTGACTCAACAAATGTTTTAGATTTAGCAGAAACAGCTTCTCTTAGTAGATCTGGCATTGGTAGTGCTGATAAACTTATTATTGGTGGAGAATCCGCAGGCAGTTATAAAAATATAGAATATATAACTAAGGATTATTCCAACACTAATTTAGGCCACGTATTTAAAGTAGGTAGTGTAACTCATTTAGCATTAGATGAAGTAAGCACTGCACGAAAGGTATCAGTTAACCCTGATGGTAGTGATATAGATTTTGCAGTTTACTCTAATGGTAATTCTACTCCCAACATGTATCTTGAGGGCAGTACCGGTCACGTAGGTGTAGGTACTGATTCACATGTTCTTACTCCAAATACTTTTAATGTTAGTCACACAGGAGTTGATGGTGATGGGGGGATTATGATCATCAGGAATGATACAGGTATTTTTTCTGGTAATTTTTTAGGAGGTATAGGATTTGATGGGCGTGATGGTAATGTTCCTAGCGGTATAACACAAGCATCAGCATATATAGCAGCTTATGCTACTCAAAATCACTCCACTACTGAGAAAGGGGGTAGATTAGTATTTGGTGTAAGTAGGGTAGATGATAATGATGATACTACTTCATACCCAGTACTACATGTTCAATACCCTGATACAACTACTAATAATGGAAGAATTGGAATTAATAATGCTGCCCCCGAGTATGCTTTAGATGTATTAGGTAACAACACAGGCTATGTAGCACGAATTCGAAATGATAATTCGACTAACAATACAAGTGCTGATGGTTTAAATATTACTATTGACGGGACAAATTCCACAAGTAGAAATTTTATAGGATTTAGGGGTAATAATCAATTTTGTGGGGCTATTAGATCTGCTGGTAGCAATAATAGTATAGCTATATCATACGCGTCAGACAGAAATTTAAAAAAAGATATAACTCCTACTGAATATTCTGTTGATGATTTAATGAAAATTCAAATCAAAGATTTTACATGGAAATCTTCTGGTGAAACAGATACAGGGGTTATAGCTCAAGAATTACATGAAATTTTACCTAAATCGACTTTTGCCCCTAAAGAAGATGAACATTGGACTGTTGATTATACTAGCTTAATTCCTTATCTAATTAAATCTATTCAAGACCAACAAAAAATGATTGAAGATCTTCAACAAGAAATTAAAACCTTAAAACCACAAACCTAATGGGATTAGTATTTTATAGTGGCTCTTTCCTAACAGGATCGGATGAAGATATAAATTATAATTCAGCAATAGAACTTGGATCTATTGGTATGTCTGAAATTAATGATGCTATCCAAATTTTAATTAACTCACAATCTTTAGGAACCCTTACCAGTTCTGTTGCTATATACATTACAGGATCTAGTCCTGATCCTTTAGTAGGAATGGGTACCACAAACCCCCTTTCTAACCTTGATATTAGATCTACAACTGGATCTTCTCCAGCAAATTTAATTTTAAGAACTAATGAAGATGGGGTTATCCAAGAAGGGGAAGAAACAGGTAGAATTATATTCGCTATTGAATCTTCTTCTTATAATTTTGATAATGGTTTTAGTTTTGTTAGTAGTGGTTCCACAGCTGCTATATTTTCTCGTGTCACTAATGCGCACCCCGCTAATGGTGCTTATGGTAGTTTAGTTTTTGAAGTCAATGATAGTACAGATAGAACAGCCCCTGTTGAAGCTATGACTATTGGTTATGGTGTCGATTCCACATTTAATGGGGTAGGAATATCTATGTCCGCTAGTATGGTAATGACTTCTGATTACCCTACTTTAAGAATAGAAAATGATAGTACAGGCCACCAAATAGCTAGATTAGGAGGACACTCTCCAACTGATTTTAGCGATGGTCAATTATTATTATATAACCAAGGTAATGTATCAACTAAGATAAATGCTGATGCTTCCCCGGCAGATGCTAGTTTTATACTATATGGTAATTTTGCTGTAGGAACCACTATAGCACCCGAAAAATTAACAGTAGAAGGTAGTATAAGTGCTAGTGGCGATATAATTGGTAATATAAATGGTGGATCTTTCTAATGACACAGCAATTTAGAAAAACACCTATAAAATGGGAAAACGCAGATTTTACTTATGATAATAATACATCACCCTTAGGGGAACCATATAAGTGGGAAGATGTTTTCTTATTACAAGAAATTATAGCTGGGGGAGCTTTAGAAGATCCTAAAACTTATTTTGATAAAGAACCTGAAAAGAAAAAGAAATTTATTAAACTACTTTGCAAAGTTAATGGTGAGTTGTACGAAGAAACTAAAGAAGTACAAGAAAGAAAAATTACTGTTAAAGATATTGAACTAGTTGCAAAAGAGGTACTAGGTATTAACGTAAACGTAAACTTATAAGATATGTATAAACTTTATACTGATAAACAAGAAATATTTGAGTGTGATATACAATTAGAAGGTGCTTCACTTTCTAATTCTCTTGCTAGATTAATTGTAGCAACTAAAGACCTATCATTACTATTTGAAGGAGAAATTAACTCTAGAGGAAAATGCATAATTCCCATTAAAAAACTAAAAGGACTATTACAAGAAAACAGTTCTGGTAATATTAAATTAGAAGTAATAGCTGAAGATACTTATTTTACCCCTTGGGAATCTACATTTGAAGTAGATGCCTCAAGAAAAATACAAGTCGAAGTTAAATCCCAATCAGGTACTGTTATTACAGAAGATAATAAACCTAAGATTAAAGTAGCTAACATTAAAGAAACAAAACAAGTTACTACTAATGATAAAAAACACGTTTATAATATACTAAAATTACTTGTTAAGGAAGATATTAAACTTGACAATGTAAACTTCAGAAAGAATAAATTAAACCATATAGTTGCTACCTACTTATCTGAAAATACAATAAAAGAATCCCAAAAAGATAAAATTATTGAAGGAGTAATTACTGGTCTATCTAAATTAAAGTGATTAAAAAATGGCTGGACCCTTTAATTTTACTGGGAACAATATACAAGACACTTATCAGAGAATAGTCCAAACAGATGGTACTAGTTTCTTTGATGGAACGGGTTCTGCAGTAAATTTTGGTTCATCCTTTACGGCCGCTGGGATATCTGGTTCATCTAATGAGTTATCTTCGTCTATATCAAATAGAGTAACAACTTTAGAAACTGCTGGATCTAGTGAGGATACATTTCCTTTTACAGGTAGTGCCGAGATTTCAGGTAGTCTAAAAGTAATTGGGCCTCTTACTATTACAGGTTCTCAACTTATTACAGATGATATTACTTCTAGTGGAACATTACGCGCACGTGTTAAGTCTTTTGATATAGAACACCCCACTAAAATTGGTAAAAGACTTGTGTATGGCGCATTAGAGGGTCCTGAGCATGGGGTATACTGTAGGGGGAGAGCGAATGTATTAAAAGTAAAATTACCGCCCGAATGGAGCAAATTAATTGTGCCCTCAACAATAACTGTACAAATATCTTCCGTAGGGAAATTTCAACCTATTTATTTTGAAAAATTTATAAGTAATTGGTTATATTTTGGTTGTGACTCAGATGATATTATTGAATATGATTTCTTTTGGGAAGTTAAAGGTGCTAGAGCAGATGTACCTAAACTTAAAACAACTCAATAAAATATTTATAACCAAATACTATATTGCCTTTATATAATAGAAATATAATTATAGAACCCGCAAGCGGATCCATCATATTTAGTGGGTCTGCGGGGGCATTTATTTCTGAAATTATTGTAAATGATAGTGGAAGTATATCTCTTAACATTACAGAAAGTGGAAAATTTTCTATTACGGGATCAACAGATATTACTGGGTCATTAAATGTATCAGGAACCCTTTCTACTGATAATATAATACTAAGGGGAAATCTTGACCTTGGGGGTTTTTAAATATGTATATTAGAATAATCAAATAGACAACATGGCTCAAACAATTCAGTTAAAAAGGGGTGGCGTAGGCTCTCTATCATCTACAGTAACCGCAAATATAGGTGAGGTTTTAATTGTCACTGGTTCTAGTGGTAATTTAACAGGACCATTTTTAGTTGTTGGTATAGGTGAAACTTCGGCTAGCTTAGTTAACCCCGTACAATTAGGAACAACAGTTCCTACATTAGATTCAAATAATAAACAACTAAATGGTACTTTATTTTATGATACTGATGATAACAAATTATATAGATTAGATAGTAGTGGTAATACTGAAATTACCCTAGGTACTTTACAAAATGAAGCACGATTTGCTCTTACAGGTAGTACTAACCTATTTAAAGATTCACAAATAATTACAGGTAGTACATTATTGGGGTCACCTGATACTGCTCCTACGGAAATTAGAGGAGCTTCTTCTACAAATAACAATTATGCCTTAGTTGTCAGCCAATCTGCTTATTTTAGTAATCATAATGTTGGTCACCCAAATAATTTAGCTTGGCAATCTAATTTAGCAGGTTCTATATTTAACAATTATGATGCTAATACTGATGTAGCAGAAATTTTAAGAACATTCGCAGGACTTATTAGTTCTTCTAATAGTGCTTTAGTTGCTTCTCCTACTGCTTTAGCTACTAAATACACGGGGTATAATAGCGAAGCTGAATCACTGCCTACTAATAGTAGCGATTTTGATAGTGTATACCTTCCTGTAGGGTTTACTGAAGAAAATGCTGCTTACTTAAATCTAAAGGGATTTAATGGAGGCGCAGGTACAAGTATGTTTAGTGAGGTAGCTGCTTCAAATAGACGCACAGGAGTTACAACAGGTAATTATGGGGTTAGAATAGATTTATTAGGGGGTGGCGCTGCCGATACTGAATTTGATGCGGGGTCTAATAGTGATAACTTTACTGTATTCGCTAAAGTAACTCAAAGTTTTAGTGATACACAAAGTGAGGATGATCCAAGCCCCTCTAGTAGTACATTTAATACCCAATCTAGATTTGAATTTACCTTAACCCCGGGGGCCGCTGGTGTAGTAGTACAGGGGGGACCTAGTAATACTATTGATTTAGAAACAATAGCGACGGGTAACCCAACAGTTATCCCACCCCAGTTTAAAAAAGCTAATGGTGCTAATATACCTTTACAAACATCTTTAAGATATAAAGCTTCTGGTGAAGATTTTACAAACATTTCCTCAAGTGGATACTACAAATACCAAGGTATATTAGCAGGTGTAGCCACAGGTAGTACTCAAACAGAAGCTGAAGTTATTTTTGGTAGCTTACAAATCCCTGGATCCCAAACCAATGTAAATACATCTATATTTCAATCTCCACTACAAATTAGTGATATAACAGATACTGCAGTTTCTAATGTTACAAAATTTACTTCTTCAAGTTTTACTTCTAGAAGCTTATCAGGTGCCCCATACTTGAATGGAGCTACTTATAGTGCAGAAGTTACAGCTAGTAATTTATTTAAACCCCTATATAGAAGCAACACTACATTATTAGATGGTTCAATTACTAGTACTACTTTAACTTTTGCGGGCGACTCAACACAAATAGTTACTATTCAGTTAGATGGAGATGTAGCTGGAGCTAATAGGGTATATGATGGTAATACCGCTAGAGCAATTAATGATAACCCGGGTATAGATGATACTGGCAGAATAGCAGAAACCTATAGCTTTGGTGCTAGTGATGCTAATGAAACTAATATTCTAGAAGGATCAAGCTATAGTGATAGTACATTTACATACAGAATTACATCTCGTAATTTCACTGACAGTACTATAAATGATGATACTAATATAAATTATCACACAGCGGGAACCTTTGGCCAACCTGTAGCTAGTGGTTCTCTAGCATACTTCATTTCAGATGATGGTGGTGCTGGTGGGGCTACAAATACTAGCGAAACCTTTAAAGGTGAAGTTTATAGAAGAACAATTAGTAATTCAACTACTTTAACAACAGCATTTAATTCAAGTTCAAGATTAACATTAGGAGATGGTGGTGACTTACAAGTTAAACCTGGTTTCCTTGTTAATCCAGAACATAACGGTACTACTGTAAGTAATGCAGGTGCTGGTTATTGGTACCCTACAGATGGATTTAACCAGGCCCATTATAAGTGGTTCTTAAGAGAAGTTGACACTGGAGCAAGTAGTAATAAAAGTACTCTAACATTAAATTTTGACCCAGATAGCAGCAGTGATTTTGTTACTTGGGATGATACCACTAATAATAAAATTGCAATTGGCGTTATTTTCCAAGCACAAAACTCTGATATATTTGATGCCGTTAAAGGTAATGGTACTTATGGAGGTAGCTTAAATAACCAATCAACAGGAAATAATAACCCATTTAGTGATAACGTAGATGTTCTAGGTGATTTTTCATCACCATTTAGTAATTCATCAGGAACATTAACATTAGGATTAACTAACGCTATAGGACAAACTATTAACGCTTCAAACCCTAAAATTTGGATATTAATTAGATATAAAGGAGCCCCTGCTTCTACATTAACTGGATTTACAGTATCCACATCGTAATACAGAAACTATAAGATATGGCATATAACTCACCCAATAGATCAGAAAGATTATTACAAGGTAGAAGATTTACTACTAATGATCTTACATTAACTCAAGAAGCATTTACAGATGTATTTGATTTAGGGGCTAATGAAATATTTACAGATGACGGGTTAATCCCTACGGGAAGTAGCCAACTACCCTATAGTGGTTCTAGTCAAGATGGGTTAATAATTTCAGCTAGTTTAGTAGATCCTACTACTTACACAGAGGGAAGTGCTGATGATCTAGCAATTGTAAAATTCCACCATAGAAAAAAACTCAAGGGAGCCGCTGACGGACAAAGAGAAGTTTATTATTTTACTACTGATGATCCTGATGCCCATGATGATTATGTAACTTCTGACCAAATTATAGAAGCGGACCAACAAACTAATTTTGTATCCCCTAAGTATATAATACCTGGACACGCTTCTAGAAATGCTGAATCTTTAACCCCTGGTTATAAGGTAGCAATTTCTTATGGTAATGATAAAAACAACGTTACTGCCGCTACAGATGACCAATTTGTATTTGATTATAAAACAGGTGTTCTTACCTGGGTAGGTACTCCTCCACATGATGGAAATGATTTTGTATTTGCTACTGCTTATCAATATGTTGGTAGAACATTAAGAACCCAAATAGATGATGGTACATTAGGAGGATCAGGATTCCCTTTTAGTGGTAGTGCCGTAATTACAGGTTCATTAATTGTATCAGGAGCTACTAGCACAGATGTAGTAGATTTTACTAATGTATCCGTTATTAGTGGTTCTACTTTTAGTGGTAGTTTTGTAGGTGATGGTAGTGACTTAACAGGAGTAACAGTTGATGCTAGTACAGTTACCTTAGGGGGTGTATTAGGGGGAACTGCAAATGCTGCTACTTTTACAAATAATGTACTTTCAGGTAGTGGAGCAAATAATCAAGTTGCTATTTTTAATGGGGCAAGTGAATTAGATGGTTCATCCAATTTAACGTTTAATGGTAATACATTAACAGCGGCCACCGCTTCTATTACCCAAAATCTAACAGTTGGTAAAAATTTAACAGTTACAGGTGATTTAACTGTTAGTGGTACTACAACAACTATTAATTCAACTGAAGTTGAAATTGGAGATAGAATTATAGTACTAAATGCTGCCTTAGGAGGTGGATCAGGTAATGCCGGTATTAATGTTCATGTAAGCGCATCGGATGGTAACCCTACTGCCCATACAGGTAGTTTCTTATGGGATGATGATGAAAAATATTGGAAAGGAGGCGAATTAGGATCTGAAGCTAAATTCTTAAGAGAAACTGGAGATGGTATTATTAGTGGTTCAGCCCAATTACCTAGTATTGCCGCTTTAAATACATTCAGTGGTTCTGCCAATACAAGTATTGCAGCTCTTAATACCAAAACAGGTTCTTTAGATTCTAATATTAGTACTATTAATACTAGCATTACTGCTTTAAACACAGAAACAGGCTCTATTAATACTAGCATTACTGCTTTAAACACAGAAACAGGCTCTATTAATACTAGCATTACTGCTTTAAACACTAAGACAGGCTCTTTAGACTCAGATATTAGTACTATAAACACTAGTGTAACTGCCCTTAATACCAAAACAGGTTCTTTAGACTCAGATATTAGTACCATAAATACTATTATAACCGCTCTTAATACTGAAACAGGTTCTATTAATGCTAGTATAGCCGCCCTTAACACCAAAACAGGTTCCTTAGATTCTAGTATTAGTAATATAAACACTAGTGTTACTGCTTTAAACACTAAGACGGGCTCTTTAGATAGCGATATTAGCACAATTAACACTATTATAACTGCTCTTAATACCGAAACTGGCTCTATAAATACTAGTATAACTGCCCTTAACACTAAGACAGGTTCACTTGACAGTGATATTAGCACAATTAATACTAGTGTAACCGCCCTTAATACTAAAACTGGTTCTTTAGATACTGAACAATCAACCCAAAATAGCAGATTATCTAGTATAGAAACTAAAACAGGTTCCTTAGATTCTGATATTAGTAATATAAACACTAGTGTTACTGCCTTAAATACATTTACAGGATCGGCAGCCACCTTTACTAGTTATACGGAAAATCACGTAGCAGTATTTACTGCAACTAATGGACAAGTAGAAGGATCTGCTAATTTAACCTTTAATGGTACTTTATTAACAGCAGCAACTGCTTCTATTAGCCAAAATTTAACTGTTGGAGGTGATTTAACAGTAAATGGTACTACTACAACAGTTAACTCAACTGAAGTCGAGATCGGTGATAATATTATAATATTAAATAGTGCTACAGCCGCAGCAAATGCCGGTATCTATGTATTTGATCAAGATAGTGCAGGTGTAACAGGATCACTATTATATAAATACGATTCTAACTACTGGATGGCGGGTGAAAAAGATTCAGAAAAAAGAATTGCTTTATTTAATGCTGCTAACCCTACAAATAGTGGTTTTATTCATTTAGATGACTCAGATAATATAGTTTCAGTAGCATCGGGTTCAACTGTTGGTGCTTTCCTCCAGAAAACCGCCGATGGGTTTGCAGTATCCGCTGTAATTGACGGAGGTACCTACTAAGACTACATATATATTTCTTTTAAAGAGCTCCAAGGTTTCTTGGGGCTCTTACTATGTATACTTGTAGTATATACTACCTTAAAATATAGACCATATATATGGCACAAGTAGTTAAATTAAAACGCAGTTCAGTTGCTGGGAAAGTCCCTACAACTTCTAACCTAGAATTAGGAGAATTATCTATCAACACACATGATGGTAGAATATTTTTTGAAAAGAACAATGGTTCTGATTCTATTGAACATATTATAACTACTAATAGCCAAACAACTGGTAGCATAGAGATAGTAGGCAACATTACAGCCTCGGGCAATATAAGTTCCAGTGGCACTATACATACTAGTAACATAGAATCAGATAGTAATTTAATAATTACTAGTAGTAATCTTACTTTAGGGACTAATCAAAATATAACTATAGTTCCTAAAGGTAACACTACTCCTATTACTATAAACCACCCTATGTCTAGTATAAATAACAATAGAGGTGTTATTAAATATAAAAATGACGATGTAGCTTCACATTATATCAGTGATCAATATCTATTATCCCAAAGTAATACTTTAGGGGTTTATAAAGGAGTGGGTGTGGCTACAATATCGGCTTCTATAGGATCTGCTTTTACACAAGATGTAGCCGATTTTGCTACTTCATTTGTAGCAGTTCATATGAATTATAATGCTGTAGGTGCACAAGGTGGATATGTAGAAACGGGCGAATTTCATATAGCTTATAACCAATCGGGAAATTCATATAACCATCAGCCTAAAGTACTTTTAGCTAAAAATACAAGCCAAACTATTTTAAACTTAACATCTTCAGCTGCATATTGTAATGTCTCGGCCCAAATAAATCCTGCTTTTGGGCCTGTAGAAATTATGTATGAATTTACTGCGTTTACACAAGGAATAATATAATGCCAAGTAATACACTCATATTAGGTAGTTTAGCATCATCAGGCTCACTATATACACAGGATAGTTTACTATTTGGTAAATTTAGTGATGCTACTGACTTTGAAGTTGATTCATTTATTGATAATACTAGTGGATCATTAAGTTTTGACTTTAATAATAATAAATTTAGTTTTAATAAACCTGTTAGCGCAAGTTTATTTATAGGAACCATTAATGGAGGCTCATTTTAATCAATATGTATATATAAGATATGTCAAATAGTACAATAAAATTAAAAAGCAGTGCTACTGCTGGAAATACACCATCTTCACTAGAAACAGGTGAATTTGCAATTAATATTGCTGATGGCAATTTATTTTATGGTAGTGCCTCTGCTGTAAAACAAGACTTAGTCCTAGAAACACTTACAGTTAAAGGGTCATTAACAGCTGAAAATTATATAATTTCCTCTTCTGTTACCCATATGACACAGTCATTTAGTAGTGGTTCTACTATTTTTGGCGATGATATTACGGATACTCACCAGTTTACTGGTAGTCTAAACATATCAGGAAGTATCACTACAGATACTGACGTTAATTTATCCACTGGAGGAAAAATATATTTTAATGGGGCCGGCGGAAGTGCGAATATATATTCAGATACATCCAATTTAAATTTAGCATCACCAAATGATATTAATTTTAATGCAGGTCAGAATGTAATAATTTCTGATTCGAGTAATCCTACATTAAGGTTATATACAAACGATGCATCAGTTACTACAGGTGATTCAATAGGTTTAATAAGCTGGCAAACAGCTGATGCTGGTGATGTACAAAGTGCTAAGATTCAAGTTAAAGCAACTGAAAACCATGATGATGGAAACAATGCTGGTGGTAAATTAGAATTTTATACTACAAATGCAGATGCAGAAAATTTAGTTTTAACTCTCGATCAAAATAAAGCAGCAACTTTTGAAGGAGTATTAGCAATCCCTGGTTTTGCGAATGTATCAGCTTCACTAGCGGCAGCTGTTGCCGGAGGTGATAACTTAGGTAACCACACGGCTACCACTAATTTAGATTTAAATGGTAACAGTATCCATAGTGCTTTACATATAACAGCATCAGGTAATATAAGTGCAAGTGGTAATTTAATTGTAAACCAAATAACTTCTTCAGGGGGTTTAGATATTGATAGTGGGAATTCTACTTTTAGAGAATCAGTGCAAGTTGGTAAACTCGATAGACCAATCACACTTACGGGTGGTAATTCATTTGCAGCAACTAGACCTACTATAACAGGAGGTGGTAGTAGCTATGTAAGCTTTGATACTGGACTTAATTTAGTAAACGAAAAAAAGATATCCTTTGAT